TTGTACGGATTTGTAGAGCTTGGCCGTGAGCCTGCGCAAGATTTCGAGTTTGAGTTTCAGTTCGACATCCTCTCAATCCTCGAATCCTACAAATCACTCTTCACACTTGCAGGATTGGCACGTCTGACAGGTATTCACGCTGCGCAGCTTTCCCACTATATTACAGGTCGGAGTAAGCCGTCGCCGAAGACAGCGGCGAGAATCCAAAACGCCCTGGTGGGATTAGGCAACAATTTAACGCAGCTCAGTTCAATCTAACGCATTCCTTTTTAGACCTGAGCAGCAGAGGTGGAACGGGAAACCGTTCCACCTTTTTTATGCTCCTTCCGCTCTCCCATCAAAAGGGTACAGGTGGAGATTGTGCAGCTGTAACAAAAAAAATGCGCCCAACTGAAAATATTTACTCAAAAGTTTTGCCAATGATAGAAATATTACTATCTTTGCAGTGTTCAAAAACAACTAAACAATGAAGAAAAATGAAGTAGAAAGAAAACTTACAAGAAGCGGCTGCTACATTATTAGGCAGGGTAAAGAACACGAGGTTTGGTTCAGCCCAATCACGAACCAAACGATTTCAATCCCTCGACACGGTGCAAAAGAAGTTGCAACCGGGATGTTGAGAAAAATCGAAAAAATTTCAGGGGTCAAATTTTGACCCCTGAATAAAACAAAAAATATATTCGCAAAACAAAGGCTAAAGTATTATGAAAGTAACTGCAATCATCGAACGCGCGAAAGATGGCACCTACAACATCTACACGCAAGAAGACGTTGCCCGCTTTGGTATGATGGGGTATGGCGATACCGTACAGGCTGCCAAAGATGATTTCTTTGCGCTCTACAAAGAATACAAAGAAATGTACGGCGACGAGATGCCCGACTTGGAGGTAACATTCAAGTACGATGTTGCGAGCTTCTTACAGAGCGTAAGCAAACGATTCAGTTTGGCAGGCTTGCAGACCATTACGGGTATCAATCAGAAACAATTGGGTCACTACCTCTCCGGCCATCGCAAACCATCAGCGGCGACGGTCAAGAAAATAGAGGAAAGCGTGCATCAATTCGCACAAGAACTTAGCGAATACTCTTTCGCATAATCATCAACCCCGCACAGGTTGAAGTTCATGTACTTCATTTTATCATATTTTTTTTGGACGAGGTGGAGCGGGAAACCGTTCCACCTTTTTTTAATGCTCCTTCCGCTCTCCCATCGGGGCGCGCGAAGCCATTTCCGGGAGCGAAGCGGAGGAAATTAGACGGACGACGGCGCAGCCGGCTTCCTCTCTCACTCCGTCCTGCCTGGCAGGCTCCGTCGAGCGTGGCAAACCTTGGTTTGTAGCCGATTACATCCGAAAAGGGGGTGTTTTTCTGCGAAAAATCGCCGTCTTTCCGGGGGTAGTCGAGCTAAACGCTTGATGGACAGGCAGGACGGAGGGGTATCACCGCACGAATGTGCGGTTGTGACGAAAGGCACCCCCCACCGCGCTGAATCGTTTACCGTAATTACCCCCTCGGACGGAGCGGAATATGTAACCGCCCACCGCCGCCACGCCGCCCATCAGCGCGCGCCGACTGCACGGTAAGAGGCTCCGTAATTACAACACATCGCCGCCGCGCAGCGTGCGGTAGTGTGCTGTAATTACTTCCGCTCTCCCCGACGGTAAGCGAGTCTTCGAGGTTAGCGAGGACGCGCAGCGCCCGGAGCGGTCTCGATGTCTCGCGAGTTGGGGGCTATAGACACGACAATGGGCCGTCCACTTCCGCTTGCGGTAGTGGGCGACCCATGACTAAGGAGTGTCGCACTTCGTGGGCCTTTAGGCGCACATACGAGATTCGACGAAGCGGCGCAAGAAGCGCTTGGCACTGGTGTACCCCTGATAGTGCAGGTAGCGAAGGCGATTGACAACCTCGATGTCGCGGGCGGTAATACCCATAGCGACGAGTTCCGGAGTGAGCACGTAGATACGATTAGACTTCAACAGGTGATTTACGATTGTTTTCATAGGGCTTAAAATTAAATTGGTGATTGGAAATGTGGTTACTCTTCGGTGAAGATCTCGGTTTCGTTCTGGAGGTAGTCTAGCCAATAGATGTTATCTACCAACTGGTCTTTGTCTATCAGGCTCAAATCCTGGCAGAGCGAGAGGAGTAAGATGAACTGACGTTGCAGCTGTGCAAAGCGACGACGGACATCTTGCTCGTCCGTCCCAAGCGACTCAAGACTGATGACAGTCTTTTTGAATGTTGTTTCTTCCATTTTGTGAAAATGTTTTGTTGTTTTGTTTATTATGTTATTCAAAATACTTATCTTTGTACGCGGATAATTGCTAAACACGGTGCAAACATAAGCGATTAGTTTATATTGTGCAAGCAAAAACCCGAAAATTTTACGCAAAACGCGCAAAATTTATAAAAATAACGCTTAAAGCTATATCAAATATGAATAAAATCGGTCAACTCGACGAAATTATAAGCTACTTTGCAGGAGGAAACAAATCGAAATTTGCAACGATGTTAGGCAAAACACCGCAAGCAATTAACTCTTGGTATCAACGAGGGTCATTTGATATAGAGCTGATTTACGAAAAGTGCAAAGGCATCAACGCGGATTGGCTTCTTACAGGCGAAGGTGATATGCTTGTCAAGGAAGGTCAGTCAGAGCAAAGCGAAACGGCTCATCCGGAAATAACGTCGCAGTTGTTGGATAGACTCCAGCAGCAGGCCGAAGAGATAGGCAGGTTGAAGAACCTGCTCAACAAAGATAACGATTAACTGAAGCTAAATAAAGGCTTAAAATTTAAATTGGCAATAGGCGGGGTGCGTGAGCATACCGCCTATTTTTATGCTACCTATGGTAAGCAAAACGGAGTAGGTATCGGACCGCTCCGACACCCACTCCCATCACGACTAACCAAAGCAACTCATGCACGGTAACGACCTCCCGCACGACCGAAGCCCCGAACGAGGGCGAGGCGGGCAGGACGGAGGACGAGCGACCACCCCGCCTTAACCGAAGTCGCTACCTGTGTCCACAATATACCCGGCTGCAAACTCCTGCGGGAAGCGCTCGCACCCGATGCAGAGATTATCGAAGGCGTCGGAGCCGTCCGTTCGGTGCCTCAGAGGGTTTTCTTCGCTATCGGGGTCCTTCTCGTGGCGCTTGTCCTTATGTCCGTTATATACGCCGGTGGACTGGATGCAAATCAAGAGGTCCTCATTGTTCTGCACGTTGATCATCGGCATCAACCGACGCTGGCCTGCGAACATGGCGTTAATCAGCAGGTGCTTCTCCATGTGCTTCATCGGGTTACCCATGTGCTGCTGCGTGACGCTCCATCCGTGCGACTCAAACCGCTTCGTAATGACGTAGAGGAAGTCTTCGTCGTTCACGGCGTAGTTGGAGGCAAGAGCGGTCACGTCATAGTAGACCACCATTTCCTTACGCTTGTGCTCCTTGTAATACTCGCAAATGTCATCAACCAGTTCCGGCAGTTTCCGCTCGAAGGTCACATAGAACGACTTCAGGACGCGCAGTTTGCCGTCCGTCGGTTGGCCGATAACGGCCCAGTTGATGTTGGCATTGTAGTCCCATCCACTATAAAGCGGGCGGTACGGGTCCACATCGCCATCGGCGAGACTCCCCACCCGGCCGATGGCCTTGAAGTCGTACTCTAAGTTGTCGAGCTGCGCGAAGTCCGTAGAGTTATACTTGTGCTTCTCCGTCATCGACGAATAGAAACCATTGGCCACGATGCCGATGCGCTTGCAGAGGATGGCCGTCTGGAAGGTCAGCGGCGGCAGGTCGCGCTTCATGCGGCGGATGTAGGTCTCACCGAGCAACTGTAGATTCTCAATCGAAGAATACTCATGATAATAGAGCGCAGCCGCACGGAAGCGCTCCAGGTTGATATTCACCTCGCGCAGATACTTGTTCAGATACTCCGGATAGGTCTTACCGGCGGTAATCGCCTCGCGAATACGATTCTCCACGCGCCACCGCTCGTAGACCAGCCCCTCAATCAAGCTAATCAGTTCCGGGTCGCACTTCTCGCGGTCGTTCATAAACCAGCTGCCTTGGGTGGTCACCGGCATATCCGAGGAGATGAACACCCCATGATGAAACGAATGTTGGCCGAAGTATTGGGCGTTGCCTCGGTTGGCCGGCAGTGTCTCATTCTTTAGCTGATTATAGTCGATAAACTTCGCCTCGTCGATGTCGACAGCGTCGAAGCTGAACGAGTTGGACGTACCGGCGCGGTCCTGCGAGATGATGAACCCCAACGAGCCGTTGTAGAACGAAATTACATTTTCGTAATTTTCGGGCACGAACAGGGGCTTGGCGAAACCCAATTTTTTCGGCGGCTTCTTGCCAATCACCCAATGCACATTACGGCGATAGCCCCACCGCTCCCAATGGATAAGCATAGAGGGGAGTGTGTTCGTCAGAGCGCGCTTCACGTTGGCCGCCACGATGCCCGTAATGCTGCCCGGCATCCGCTGCATATTGCGCAGATTCCAAGCAGCGTGCAGCGCACCCTTGCCATAGCCACGTCCGCATACGAGGGTCAAGTCCTTGGTCCCCAAGTAGACGTTATACAGCTGCGAGTGGCTAAAGTATTGTCGATTGATCTCCTGATTCTCCATCTGCATTGAGCGGTGTCGGGGTAATACGTTTCAGCGAGTCGGGGTTATACTCCGTCTCCTCGAAGGTGACGGTCTCAATATCCTCGTTCCAATATTTCTCGCGCATCTTCTTAATCTTCTCCTGCACGTTAGGCAGCGGCTTGATGCCGAGGATGGTTGGGTCGGTCGTCGGCGAGAACGGCTGCACCTCGATTTTGTTCCAGTCGTTTTCTTCGGCCTCCTCGGCGTCGATGCGATTAGCCTTGATGTAGTTGGCTTGGAGCTTAGCGATAGCGCCCATGTCGCCGAGGTTACGCGCCTGTGTGTAACTCTCCTCAAACATACGGTTGAACTTCCAGCGATAAAAATCCTTGGACGCCTTGTTCAGCGAGCCAAGCAGATTCTTCACGATGCGGAGGTCCTCGTAGGCGGCAGACTTGCCGATGCCGGCCGACGTCTGGAGGAACTGCACGATGTCGGCGTCCCGCTTATTGGGGAACGAGAGCCATAGGGCGTAAGCCGAACG